GCGCGCGCCCTGCGGGGCGCCCAGCCGCCGAGGTGCAACCCTGGAGGAGATGAGATGATGACGAACAACACCGCCCTGAATAGTGCCATCCTTCCCGCCGCGCTCGCCGCCGCAGCTGCTGCCGCCCAGGTGCTGGACCTGTTGACCAGCGAGGGCGCGGAAGTCAGCACCATCGGTGCCAGCGTGGACCGGCACGGCGACCCCGAGGTCAGTTTTCACGTCTGCCTCGGGGTCGCTAACCACGACGCCGCTCGGTCCGTCATGCGGGCCCTGGGGGCGCAGGCGGGCGGCTGGTACGGCAGCGAGGGGCAGCAGCGCAACTTCTGCGCCGACCTCAACGGCGTCAACGTGGCGTGGATCCAGTCCCGATCCGACCTCGACCGCAGCGCCAGCGCCGCGTGTGAGGTGTCCTGATGACCCTGACCGCTGATTACGTTGACCTACTCGTGTCCCGGTGTAGCCGCACCGCCCCCTGGCAGATCCGTGGACTGTTCACGGACTACGCCGACGCCTCGCTCGCGTCCACCGTGCTTGCTCGGGGACTGTTAACCCGCGACTATAACGCCGCCGCCGAGGTCGCGATCGTCTCATTCGGGCCGCACGGGTACCTCAAGGCCGACGTCAAGACCGCAGCCGTGAGGACGTGGTAATGCCCGCAGCAGCCAAGAAGACGGGCCGCCCGCCACTGCCCGAGAACAAGAAGCGCCGCCAGCGCGCGGTGCGGTTCAGCGATGACGAGTGGGCCGAGGTGGTCGAGGCTTCGCGCGGGTGGGGGGTCTGCAAGTGCTGCAAGGGCACGGCGGTGCCATCCGCCGTCATATGCTGCGGGCAGACACCGCGACCCATGACGGCGGGGGAGTTCGTGCGGATGCGCTGCCTCGACGTCTAGCGCAGTAACGCTTGCACCTCGCAAGCATCGCGCGTTAACTTGCGAGCGTGCCTGCTGCCAAGCTGTCATCGCTGCCGCCGCCGCCGCTGGATGCGGCCAACATCGAGCGCGTAGAGCACACCCGGCTCCGTCGCCGCATCATGTACGGGCGCCACGAGTCCGACCTCCGCAGCCTGCTCCATGACCAGCTCGGCAGCGTGCGCGCGGACGCATGGGGCAACCGTCCTGATATGAGTGCCAACCCGTTCCAGAGCCTATGGACACAGGCTTCAATGCTGTACGCCGTGGAGCCCGAGGTGGGCCACGACGACGACTCGGGCAGGGAACTCCTTGCCCGCGTGGCCGAGGCTGGATACTGGGCGCTCATGCAGCGCGTCCAGAGGGATACCCTCGGGTTCCGCGAGATGTTCTTGCGGGTCACCGTGGACCACGGCGCCTTGGTGTTTCGCCCAGTATTCCCCGATATGGTCGAGGCGAAGGCACGAGCACAACGCCCATCCCAGCCGCTGATCGTGGGCGAGTGGGAGGAGCACGCGGACTTCGAGTGGGTGCGGCGCACCGCCGACGCTGTGAGCGGCACCTATACGGTCCAGGCCCATATCGACGGCGTCGACAGGGACGTGAGCGCCGAGGTCCTTGGCGACCACGATCGGGCGGTCGCCGCCGCGCATATCCTCCCCTACAGCGTCTTCCACGCCGCAGAAACGGGCTGGCTGTTCGACGCATGGACCTCCCAAGAGGTGGTGTGCGCGTCCCTATGGATCGGCCTGTATCTGACCGAGTTCGGGCACGTCATGCGCAACGCCAGTTGGCCCCAGCGTTACGCCGCCGGGGTAGTGGTCGAGGGCGCTGGCGTCGACGGCGCCCGCCAGGAGGTCGTCACCGATCCGGCCACGGTGCTCCTCCTCGGCGTGCGGGAGGGCGCGCAGCCGATGGTCGGTCAGTGGGGAAGCCCAGCCGACCCTGAAGCTATCCTGCGGGCCGTCGCCATGTACGAGCGGCGAGCACTCCAGGGTGCGGGATTGCACCCGCCCGACGTGACGCGGCAAAGCGCGGACATTCGGAGCGGCTACTCGCTCGCGGTAGCTCGGGAGTCCGTACGGGAGCAGCAGCGCTTCTTCGCGCCCCAGTTCTTGCGGGGTGACCGTCAAACCTTGCGTCTTTGCGCCGCACTGCTGAATGAGGCCGAGGGCAGGAGCTACCCCCTGGACGGGTACCAGATCCGCTATCGCGGCTTGCCACCATCGCCCGCCGAGGACCGTCTACGCATCGACACGATCACCGCGCTCCTTGATCGTGGCGTGATCACCACTGATGAGGCCAGGGAGCGCCTTGGCGACGTCTTGGCCCGCGTCTAAAGAGGAGGATACACATTGAGCGATGACACCCCGGCGGCGCCGCCCCCAGTCCATGACACACCCCCGCCTACCCGGTGGGCCGAGTTGAAGGCTGATCTAGCCAACGCCACGAAGGAGCGCGACGAGCTGCGCGCGGCCAACGCGAAACTCAGCGGCCAACTCAGCGGTATCAAGGACGCGCACACGGCGGCGGCAGCGCAGTGGGCTGACGAGCGCTCCCTGCTCAAGTACGGCATCGATGACGCACCCGGCATGGCTGCGGCGCGCACGGCCTACGGTGCGCTGGAGGGTGACGACCGTCCCGCGTCCGTGGGTGAGTATGTGGCCGCCCTCGTCGCCGCCGCCTCGGCCGAGGACGACCCCCAGCCCCCTCCCCGTTGGCTTGCACCGTACGCAACGCCAACGCCCGCCGCCGCGCCCGAAAAGGCGCCCCCGAAGCAGACGGCGGCGGCGCCGCCGAGTGCTGGCGGCAGCGTCTCCAAGGAGGCACGCAAGGCGCTCCTCGACCAAGCGCTCAAGAGCGGCGATTGGTCGGCATTTAACAAGGCGGCTGGCATCACGATGTTTTCGGGGTAGACTCGCCTCGGACGCCACTAGGCGTGCAGCGTGCCTCCAGGCTGTGACCGGGGCTTCAGGGTGTCTCCACTGAGACGGGGACTAGCGGTTATCCGGCCCACCGAGACGGGCGGTTAAACACCACCCCTGGAGTTCTCGTGGGTTTCTACACTTCGAATCTCGGCAATGCGCTCGCCTCTGACGTCCTCAGTGGGATCTGGGTGCAGTCGCTGGCCGATCGCAACGCTCTCCCCAATCATCCCAGCCTGATCCGCGCCCCAGCTCCGGTCGGTGCGACCACGGTGCGCGTGCCCGACCTGGACCTGAACGGCGCGGTGCTGCTGGCCTCGACCACCGAGGGTGCGGCGGTGTCCGCTACCACGCCCACTGACAACGCCTCGGATATTGCCTTGGCCCGCTTTTCCAAGCGGTACGACCTGTCGGATTTCATGCGGCAGGTGGACGGGCTCGGCATCAGCGCGGAGCAGGTCTTCGCGATGGATGCCCTGATCGCCTGCGGTGCGACCCTGCGCGACGAGGTCGCCCAGATCGTTGACGACTTCTCCTCGACGGTCGGATCGACCACGGTGGACGCCACCGCCGCGAATTTCTTGGAGGCGATTGCCACCCTGGAGATCGCGTCGGTGAATGGCCCCTACCTCGCGATGCTGCACCCGCGCCAGTGGGCCGATATCCGCTCGGACGTCTCGACCGCCTCGGGCGGCGCCATCCAGTGGAACGCCGGATCGCAGGAGGTGTTGAACGCCTCCAAGGGGCTCGGCTCGCAGGGCAACTTCTTGGGCGTCGACGTATACACCACGACCTCCATCGTCACCTCGAACGCTGGCGCCGACCGCGCCGGCGGCATGTTCGGTCGCGGCGCGATTGCCTACGCGATGAGCGCTCCCCGCTCCGATGCGGACTTCCAGCAGGTCGTGCTCGGCAACGAGTGCCTCTTCGAGAAGGATCGCAACGCGCCCGCCGGCCTCACCGAGTACGTCAGCCACATGCACTTCGGCGTGGTCGAAGTGCTGGACGCCGCCGGGGTGTCGATCATCACCGACGCCTAGCGCGTGGGTACACGGGGACCGTCGGCACCCTCCTCCGCTGGCGGTCCCCTATCCACACACCGGGGGAGGTGGAGGAGGCAATCCCGCATGGAAACCGCGAGCACTACCCCGTTCGTCATGGACTCGGACCCCACCGGGGGTCCGCCGCCGACTCGCATCGAGGCGTCTACGCCGTTCGTTTACGTGGCACACCCGGAACGCTGGATGGTGCTCGCGGGGAGGGTCCTCCCCCTCCTCGGCAAGGTGAAGATCCGCAAGGGCCAGAACGGCATCATCACCGACCGTCACGGAAACCTCATCGGCGTGCGCGCGGCCATCGCCCGCAAGGAGGAGCGCGGTTGGTCGCACGTGCCGCTGGACAGCGTCCCGCCGCAGGACCGCACCCCCGGCGAACCCGTCTCCTACCTCTGCACCCCGCAAGGGCGCCCCGATGCTCACGTCAGCATCTACACGCGGCTATACCCAGGGGCCACCGTCGCGGACTGCGACGAGCCCGGCTGGGTCCGCTTTCTGGAGTACCAGCTGACGCAGGGTGTGATCCCGCCGTGCCCGATCTACGTGTTGGAGCGCATGGCCCAGGCCGAGGAAGACAAGCGCAACAAGGCAGCGGACGAGGCGCGATCGGTACCGTCCAGGGCCGTCGATGCGGAGCGCCACGGTGCCGCCCTGGCGGCCATCCGCAAGGAGATCGCCAAGCGGACCAAGAAGGCAAAGCCGGTCAAGAAGCAGGCGGCACGGGTGGTCATCGATGAGTAGTGACCTCAAGCACGTGCGCGAGAACTTGCGTGAGCGCTGCCGCGAGGCGGGCATGACCCGCAGCGAGGCCAAACACCGCGCGGAGCGCACCGTGCGCAAGGTCGCTGATCGGGTCGAGGCCGGTGACGCCTATGGCCCCGACGGCAAGAAGGAGCGACGATGAAGGACGCACTGCGCAAGGCCCAGGCGCTACGCGGCGGCGCCCCCAAGACCATCGCGCGGGCGGTGCAACCTGACGGATCGCACGGCTGGCGCATCACCTACGCCAACGGTGACGCCGTCATCATCGACGGCAGCGGCACCGCAGCGCTCAAAAAGAAGCCTGCTGCCAAGAAGTCCGCGCCGAGGAAGGCGAAGAAATAGTGCCTTGGGTCGAGTATCAGGTCCGGTATCCCACCGTCACGCAGCTCGAGCGTGCGCGTGATTCGTACCTGACCCTGCCGGTGTACGACGACGGGGCACTCGCCGCACCGTCCAGCGGCACGATCTCGATCTACAACCCAAGCGGCACCGCCGTGGTCGATGGCGCCGCCGTCACCATCACCGGCTCCATTGCCACGTACACGCTCACAGCCGCCACGGTCGCCGCTGAGTCATTCGGGTCTTCCTGGCGCGTCGAGTACACGCTCACGATGCCCGACACCGAAACGCACCTGTGGAGGCACGACGCCGCCCTCGTGCGGGTGCGCCTGGATCCGGTCGTCACCGACGCCGACCTCATCGCGCGCCACAGCGACCTCAATTCCTACCTGCCCTCCTCGACCTCGACGGGGTGGGAGGTCTGGATTCAGGAGGCGTGGCGCGAGGTCTTGAGCAGGCTGGAGATGATGGGGCGGCGGCCGTGGCTGATCACGACACCGCAGGCGCTGCGGCCGATCCACCTCTACACCACGCTAGGCATCATCTGCCGCGACCTGAGCGGCGGCGGCGATGATGACAACAAGTGGACGCGCCTTGCGGACAGGTACAGCGACGACGCTGAACGCGCCTGGGGCTCGGTCAATTTCACCTACGACGACGACAACGACGGCAGCGAGGGCGGCAGCGGGCGCACGGGCGCTACCTCCACGGTGTGGCTTGCACGGAGTCCTCGGGGATGACCACGACCTTCGCGGAGCTGCGGCAGGACTTGAGCACGCAGATCCTCACCATCGGCGGCGACTGGAACGCCTCGCCCGTGCCGTACCACCTACACGGCCCCGACGACGTGCCCGATGCGGTGCCCGCGAGTAAGGCGCACCTGAGCTTCGCCATCGGCCTCGACTCTGAGGCAGGCGAGGATAGGCAGATCGCCGCACTGGGCGCCCGTACCATCACGGACGCCGCCGTGCGCTTCTTTGCGCGGTACACGCCCAAGGACGGCATCACCTCCGAGGACGCGGCGCTGGGGCATGAGAACGACCTGATCACCGCAGTGCGCGGTACGTCCACCGACTTTCAAATCGTATGGGCGCGATCCTCGCGCTCAATGGTCGCCTCGGGCGAGTGGTTTACTCATGAGGTTGCCTTCACCGTCTATCACCGAGTCCCCTTGACGTAGGAGTCCCCCGTGGCATTGAACACCATTCCGTACATCCCCGCAGACGGTCAGATCGTTGTCACTGACGGCGCCGCGCTTTCCTACACCATCGCCTACGAGGAGGGCGACTTCTCGATCAGCGGGATGAAGGACGGCGACGCCAGCACTGAGCTGTTCTCCGACCGGGGCGACTTCTTCGCCGCGCGTCAGGTCCAGCAGGAGGCCGTATCGGTGTCCTTCTCGTGCATGGCGACCGAGTTCTACGACGGCACCGATGACACTTTCCTTGATGCGTTCCTCAAGACGGGCGCGTGGGGATCCGCTACCTCGGTCGTCGGCACGGGCGACGTCCACGCGGTCAAGGTCGTCCTGACGTGCGACACCTCCGGCATTACGGGCGGCAGCTCCGGCACCCTCGCGATTAACCATTTCATCCCTGATGACGTCTCCTTCTCGGAGGGCGTCCCTGGGAAGTTCAGTGTTTCGGGTCGCGGGATCCCGTTCGGCGCCACTGCGGCAGTTACCCGCACCTAACAGCAACTCGGAGGAGGGCCCGATGGAAGACGTGAGACAGGCCGCGATCAAGCGATTAAGCGATGCGCTTGAACTCGCCCAGCAGGGCTTGCCGCCTACGGTGCGACTTGGTGATCTTGAGCACCCGGTCAAGGCGCCGGGGTTCGCGAAGGTGGAGCAGATGATGTTGGCTCATAATCAGGCTATGGAGAACGTCGGGATCGGCCCGATGTTCCTCGGTGGCGTGATCGGGTGCTGCACCGCTATTGGCTCCGCTGCTGGCACGTCTATGAAGAAGTGCCGTTATGACCTCCTAGCCTTCGGTGAGCTGGTCTTCGATTACCTCATGGGGCAGGGCGTGCCTCACGAGGAGATCGACGCGGTCGCGTGGCGGGTCTATTACGCGGCAGTCGCGGAGCGCTTCCCCACTGAGGACGAGGTGTCAGACAAGGCGGGTTTTACGCATCCCGCCGGGGGCGGGTAGAGGTGTTTGCCCTTCGCATCAGCAAGGAGTGGGGCAAGGATCCCGGCTGGTTCGAAGGGCTGACCCGGCAGCAACAGGTCAACGTCCTGGCGTTCGAGCGCGTGTGCGCCGACGAGCGGGCGCAGGCCGCAAAGAAGGGTCGCTGACAATGCCATTCCTCCAGATCAGTCACGCCCTTGATGAGCACTACGCGCGTGCAGTGAAGAAGCTCATGGACGAGAAGGGCGAGATCGCCATGCTCCGCTATGTCGAGGGCGAGGCACGCCGCGCTGAGGGCGAGTGGTACGACCACTGTACGAAGCGCACGGGTTTCTCGGGGAAGATCCGCTTCCGCGCGTACCGCACGCGAGCCGGGAACCTGCGAGCCAAGGTTGGCAGTGATGCACACTATGTGCGCTACCTCAACCTTGTCTTTCCGACCAACAAGCGCGTCATTGACAAGACGCTGACCGATCCAATGCGCCGCAATATCCACGACGACTTTAAGGCGGAACTTTCCAAGGCGATGATGTAATGGCCCGGAAGAATCCCCGCGTACCTGTTGATATCGTCGCACGTACCGGCAAGTTCAACTCATCGATCAAGAAGTCAGCCAAGGCGGCCACGGCGTCGTTTACGGCGTTCGCTGCCGCCAGCACTGCCGCCGTTGTGGGCATCACCAAGGCGACCATTAACCTATCCGGCGAACTGAACCAACTTGCCAAGGACGCCAAGCGGATCGGTGTTTCCGTCGAGGAGTACCAGAAACTCAACGGGGCGATCGGCCTACTGACAGACGGCACCGTCAAGGTCACCGATGCCTTACAGGAGTACCAGAAGAAGACCGGAGAGGCGTCGCCCGACCTTGTCGCCCTCGCTGAGAAGTTCGCCGGCCTGGATGACGCAGCAGAGCGCACCGCGCTTGGCATGGAGCTATTTGGCGCGCGTGCTGGCAAACAGATGGCCGGCGCCCTCGCGGAGGGTGGCCCAGCCGTCCAGAAGGCGATCGATGACATAGAGCAGGCTGGGTTGGTTAGCTCGGAAGCCGCAGCCAATGCGGAGGTCTTGCAGGACCAGATCGCGTTGGCCTCGCAAGAGTTCGGGATGCTGCGCACGAGCGCGCTTGCCCCGCTTATCCCCGTTGTTGCTGAGGCTGTCGTGACCATCCGCCTCCTCAAGGAGGAGTTGGGGCTCACGTCCGACGCTGCCAACGAGGCGGGGACGCTGATCGGCGGGTTCGCATCTCGCATGATCGGCGGTTTTGCTGTCCGCACGTTCGAGGGCCGCCAGGAGCTGTCGAGGTATGCGGAGAACTTCCGCGCGCTCGCACGCACGGCCAAGATCGGCGGCGAGATTCTGAGAGACGTCGCCGCCAATGACTTCGCATCTGCGGAGCGCGGGCTGGTCGCCCTGCGGCTGGCGGGGGAGGGCGCGTATGAGGAGCTATCAGACGGCGCCAAGGATCTCGTCCGCGACCGCAAGGCGGTCCAGCAGTTCAAGGATGAGATGCTGGCGGCCCACGAGGCGCTAAAGACTGACGGATCCGCCACAGGTGGCGGCGGCGGCGCCCCGCCTCCAGACGGCCCCACGGGGGCCGGCGGCTCTGGCGAGTTTGACGAGGCGCTATCTGCGGAGGAAGCCTACTTTGCGGCGCGCGCGGCAGAGCAGGCCGAATACAACGAGGCTGCTGCTACCCTGCTGGGCGAGTACCAGACCAAGGAGGAGGAGGTTGCAGCGTCCGTAGCGGCCACATGGGAGTCGGTCGGCCAGAAGCGAGCCCAGGCAGCATCACAAGCGCTGGGCGCGGTGTCCCAGACCCTCGGCGCCATCGCGTCCCTACATACGATGGTCACGGACGGACAGATCGCAGAACTTGAGGCCGGCAGCGACGCCCACAAGGCAGCGCTCAAGGAGCAATGGGAGGCGCAGACGGCCATTGCCATCACGCAGGCCGCCCTCAATGTCGGCCTCGCCATCAGTAACGCTTTCGCCAACGCTCCGAATCCGATCGTAGGCGGGGTAATGGCCGCTATCAGTGGCACGGTCGCCGCGATCAACCTCGCCGCCGTCATCGCGAAGGCAGCGCAGGGCCCTTCCTTCCACATGGGGGGGATGGTCGGAGGTGGGCCAGCCCGTAGTATCAGCCCCGCAGGCTCCCCCGACGAGGTCAACGCCACCCTACTCCGAGGTGAGCGGGTGCAGTCACGGGCCGAGGTGCGTGCAGGACGCGGCCCCCAGACCGTTACCACCGTATTCCAGGTCGGTCCGCGTACAGTGGACGCCATGACAACGGAGGCGCTACGCACCGGCCAGGGTTCCACATTCGACGCATTCAGGGCAGTGCAGCCCCGCCGCGTGGGCAGGCACAACCCACGGAGGCGCCGCTAGATGGCCTCAGACGTCAGCAACACCTACCTTCGTGGCCTGGGTATCCCCTCGGCCGTGGCGGACCTCGACGCCCTCCAGGGGCGCGGCACGGGCAACACCGACAGCAAGTACCAAGAGGCCTCACCGGTCGCGGGCGTGCCCGAGGCTGTGCGCGCGAGCCACATGGCGCTGGAGGCCACGGGCACACCATCGCAGGAAGCGGAGCTGCTCATCACCGCGCACCGCGCCGGCAATCCAGGGCTGGAGCGTGCGGGGTACTATTGGTCAGACCAATCCGCCGCATCGCCTGTTGATTACGGTTGGGACGCACCTTCGTTGGTGACGGGCTGGGAAACGCTCTGGTTCACATCGCTGCCAACGGCGCACACCGGGCGCCCAAGGGTTATCCGCCTCCTGAACGGCGATCTTCTTTGCATCGCAGTCCAGGCAAGCACCGTCAGCGCTCCCATCAGCCCCCACTACTACACCGCCAGCACCAGCACGTGGGCCGACCTGTCCGACCTGACGCTTGACGACCCGGCGACGCAGAAGGGTTGCGGACTCCTCCAACTCCCCAGCGGGCGGGTGCTCCTGTTCGTGCAGAGCAGCTCCAACGATCAGGTCGACGTCTATTACAACGACGACGTCGAGGGGGACGCTGCGTGGGCCATCTACTCCCGCCGCGTGCTCGATGAGCCGCCGGCCACTGCCGATATCCTCGCGATCAATGTCTGCTATAGCGGCGGCGAGATCTTGATGGTCGTGGAGTGGGATGATGGGTCGAACCTCACCGCGAGCGTGTACGGATCCAACTCGCTCGGCGCGTCATTCACTCAGACCGACGACGACTGGAACAACACCACGGGCAACACCATTGAGGCCGTTCGCATCGTCGCCGGCAGCGACGGGGGATTTATCGTCGGTTACGCGAAGGTGCCGCTGTCGAGCGCCTACAAGACCCGCCGCCTCGCCTCCGCAATGGGCAACCTTTCAGCGCAGGACGAGGTTGATCTAGGCGGCGGCAACAGTGCCGGCTACTCATCCCTCGCGCTGTGGCGCGACGAGTGCGGCTTGCTCTACTCGATCCGCTTCGACGCGACCAACAGCGGTGTAGGCGTCATCGCACGCTCAGACGATGACGGGCGATCGTGGACCGACTTCGGCAAGAACACCAAGATCCTGTCACTCCACGAGGGCGACACGACAGATCGGTTTGAGTACTGGGACGCGGTCGATACGGGCGGGCGCACGGCGCTCGTCAGCCGCTGGACGGCATCATCCGCCAACGAGGATGGGCGATCGGTCGGAGTGATCTTTCTGGGCGGGTACAGCACCCACACGGCGCCGTCGGGGGGTTCGGGCATCAACTACAGGGACACCGACCAGATCGCCTACAACACGGTCGGTGCGGGATCAGCTCTCGGCGGGATCTATCTGCCCATCGAGCTGCCGGGCAACGTGAACTGGGGCACGTCAGGCACGGCATCGACGGAGGACCTTGTCAGCCCTGGGGTACTGAACCTCGGCACGACGGGAGGTTACTACTACTACAGCCGTGATCTGGTCACGACCAGTGGCGCTTATGCGTGGTTCGTGGAGTTCGCCGTCCAGCTAAACACCACGGGCAGCACCACCGCCGACGTTGTCTCCGTCCGCATCGAGACGAGCGACGGGTCATCCGACGAGCACCAATGTCATATCCGCCTCTCATCGACGGGCTACGCGGTCTACGACAAGCATGGCGATATCACCCTCGGCACGACGTCTGCTGACTTCACCTCCCGAGTGTGGGTGCGCGTCGCCCTCGACGCCGACGGAGACGTGCTGACGTGGTATTGCGAGGAGGCAGACCACGGGCAGTTCCGTAAGTTCACGGCTGGGGCCGGTGGTGCGCTGACCCCCAGCGGGCTGACCGGCAACAATCGCATTTTCTTCGGGCACCTCGGCACGGGCACGGAGGACTCGGAGTGGTCGTCGGTGGGCTATTGCTGCTGGCCTGGGACATGGGGCCCCGCGAGTTCCAGCTTTGGCGACTCGTGGACGTCACCCGATGACCTCCACCCTCGCAGCTTTAGCGCCACGCCTCAACTAGTGCACGACGGGATCAAGGTCGCCGCCAAGAGCGGCCCGGCGAAGATCGGTGACTCGTGGACCGTCAAGCAGGACGCCGACCACGCCGCTGCCAATATGCTGTGGCAGGTGAACCCGTCGCCGCAGGCGCAGTGGCGCCACACCACGGCCGAGAACGAGACGATCTTTTCGTTCGATATGTTCAGCGTCGCGACTGCGACCAAGTCCCACCTGATGGGCAGCACGCGATTCGTCGCGATGCTCAACACGAACATCCGCCAGGGCGTGCTTGAGTCCTCGACGGACGGCGCCTCGTGGACCACCCAGATCACCCTTGACGCCCGCACCGACTTTGACGGCCTGCGGTTCACTCGTAACGGCGACGTCATCGCCCCGGAGAAGGGCGGCGCCAGTCACAAGGCCGGCCGCTACATCAACGAGGGCGAACTGGTCGGCGGCACGGTCAAGTTCACGGGCACGAGCGACTACCGGGAAATCCTTGAGAACACGGGCGGCGCGTGGACGGACGAGGGCGCCGCCGTGCCGTATATCCGCTGCCGCGACATTGACGACGGCGAGGGCGCTACCGGAGCGTGCGAGTTCTGGGCGCCCAATGTCGTCGGCTACAAGCACGAGCTGGGCGACTTTCACCGCTACTGGCGCCTCCGCATTCCTTCGCAAGTCACCGCGCAAGGGGACTACCGCCTCGGTCAGCTCGTCTTCGGGCACGTCCACGTGTTCGGGATGCAGTACGGGCGCGGGTGGTCCGTCTCCGTCGAGCCGCAGTGGGACATTGAGACGCTTCGCAGCGGCTCCACGCGCGCCCGCAAGATGGGCAAGGCGCTACGCCAGATCGAGATCGGCTGGACCGATGGCAGCGATGCTACGCAGGCACAAGCATCCGACCCCGTGCCCGATTACGTCACCGGATCCAGCAGCGGGATCCCGCTTGCCTCGCGTGGTGATGAGATCCGACGCCTCCAGGGGCTGGCGTTGCAGCACGGCGCCGATCCGGTGCTGTTCCTGCCGCGTATCAACCGCACCACGGACGAGGTCATCGTGACCGACCCTGACCTGTGGCTGTGGGGTCGCATCGAGTCGCCGGCTACGCGAACCAACGTGCTCGGAGATGAGGACGTGAGCGAGCTGGACCGCCTCGACGCCATCACAATTCGGGAGATCGGTTGACCCGTGCAGTGGAGCCGCGACCAGCTACGCAAGTCTGAGGGGCTGCACTGGCTCCTTGATCTGACGTGGGGAGGGCGCCACTACTTCCACAGCGAGCAGCACGTGACGGCCGACGCCTACGGTCACGGCGCCGAGGAGTGGCTTGGCGGGCTGGACGTTGGCGGGCCGCTGATGGACAGCGTCGATCCGCTGTCGGACAGTCCAGAGCCGCGATCCGTCAGCATTACCCTCACGCTACCCCCCGGCGTAGACGTGCCTGACCTCGTCGCCAGGGGCTTCCACCTGGGCAGCGCTACGGCGAAGCTTCTGCTATGGGCAGAGGGCACCACGGAGGCGATCACGGTGATCGACGGGGTCGTCAGGGATCCACAGTATGAGACGGCCGGACAGCCGATCACCTTCGCGCTTGAGGAGATGCCCTTCGATGACCGCGCGCTATGGCCCCCCGTGCGCGCCATCGTGGATGACGACACGTGGCCCAATGCCGATGAGAAGGCACTGGGGGAAATGTATCCATGGATCGGCGGCGCCCCACCGCTGGAGGAGCCCGACGCATTTGGATCGCCGGGCCTCGTCGTCAGCGTCACAGGCTCCGACCCCATTACGGGCATGACCCTGCTCATCGCGGGCCACCACTGTGAGGGCGGCACGGTCGCCATCCGCAACGTCACCGACGACACACCCGGCGATACCTTCACCGTCGTAGACGGCAGTGACGGCGACGGCAACCCAGTAGCAACCGTGGACCTGTTCGAGAGCGGCACGACCATCACGCGCGACGATGGCGGCGACGCCTACTGGGTCCGTTGGGGGACGTCCACGCACTCGGGCGGCATGATGGTCGGCGGGTCGCTGATGCGTGGTGCCGGTGACGTGCTCGTGTGGTGGCTGGCCCGCTCCACGATTCGTTGGGACCGGGGGCGCGTCGCCGCCCTTGTGCCGCGTATGAACGCCTACCTGCTCGACTGGACGGCGACGGCGTCAGCCGATGCCCGCTTCTCCCCGTGGGATTTCGTGCGGGAACATATCCTGCCGGTGCTCCCGATCTCCGCGCGCATGGGCGGCGGGGGACTCTATTTCGTCTGGTATGACTGGGACGCCTCAGCGAGTGATGCTGTTGCCCACATCGACGCAGACGGGGGGCTCGCGGAGCGGGCTGGCGCCGTGTCCTACTCGCCGCGCGACGATGTCGCCAACGAGTGGCGGCTGTCCTATCGCATTGATAGTGAGTCGGACAAGCACACGACCCGCACCGTGGTCACGGGATCGGGGGAGACTGCGGCGCTGGAGTCGTCGGCGGTAACCTCCCTGCTATGCGAGCGTAGCAATGCGATGTATGGGCACCGCGTCAAGGAGATCACAAGCGCGGTCATCAGCGACGCCGCCACAGCCGGGCGCGTGTGCGCCTGGAAGGCTAACGCGCACGCGCTACAACACCGCCTCGTGTCCTACAGCCTTCCCCGGGATATGGCGTGGATCAAGCCTGGGGACGTGGTGAAGATCACAGACTCGGACATTGGCCTGTCCGGCGCCGTGGCCCTCGTGGACGCGATGCCTTGGGGGCCGCTGGAGGTGTTCGACGTCCAACTGAGAATCTTGAGCCGCGCCCAGGAGTGGGCGGTATAACCAACCAACAGGAGCACATCGCATGGCACTCACAACGATCGACCGGGAACTGACCAAGGCTGTCGCCGTCAGCTCTAGCTACCTGGGCAGCGGCAATGAGATCTACATCGAGAATTGCGGCGCGGCGGTCGAGCTGTGGCTCGATGACGACGCCCTCGTCATGACCGTCAAGTTTCAGGTCGGCGGCGGCGACTTCGTCGAGGCGCCCGCGCTCGCTGCCAAAGACGTCTGGAGCTTCGCCAAGCGGCCCGGCACCGACGTGCTCATCGACGTCAAGAGCGACAGTGGCACGCCCAACGTCAACGTGATGGTTGTCTGATGGCGGTCAAGATCATCAGGGCGGGCGGCGGCGCCACCGCCGCGACAGTGCTCTCATTGTCCCCCGGCAGCGGCACGTTCACCGTTTCGGACGGGATCGTGGACGGCGGTATGTGGGATGGGTTCGACCTCCACGATCCCGGCGGCAACTTTACGAGCATCGTTGGGGACGGATCCGAGTCGGTCCTGAACACCGCCGTCCAGGGCAGTCACTTCAGACCGGCCTATGAAAATGGCACGCTCTTCGATGATGAGGCGTTGGCGTTGACCGTGGACGCGGTCGGGGATTGGACCGTCGAAATCAAGATGAAGTACGAGACGACCTCGGCGTCCACTACGCACCTTTTCGCCGGCCCCGGTGCGTGCTGGCCGCGTGGGAACGATTCCGCGTTCTTGCTGACGACCGCGAACGACAACTCCACGAAGGTGCGGGCGCGCGCCGTCATCGGCCTTGAGCAGGTGGGCGAGACTGACGGGGGGACGTCCGTCGATCCGACCAGTCACTGGCACTACCGCACCAGCCGATCGGGCTCGGATATCCTCTATGAGGAGTCCTCGGACGGTGCATCGTGGACGACCGTACGGGACGCCGAGGACGACGTCGTCGGATCGGTGACGAAGATCGGCCTAATCGTCGGCAACTGGACTTCCTACGCTGGCGTGATCACCATCGAGTCAGGGACCCTTACCTACTTCCCGGCCGAGTAGTAGCCGTGCGAGTGCTCGTCATAGATGACGACCCCACGCTCAGGATGGTCCTGCGCGCCGCGCTTGGGATCCTCGGGTGGGCCACTGAGGGCGCCGCCGACGCCGCCGACGTCGCTGCCTACGACGTGGATGTGATCCTCGCGGATCTGACACTAGGCACCACGCCCACCGACACGATCGCACGCATCACGGGCGCGGCCGGCGGTACCCCCGTGGTCATCCACACGGGCACGGTGCCCACTGAGGAGTTTGAGCGGCTCCTATCTGAGCAGGGCATCGCGGACGTTATCGAAAAGCCAGCGTCAGCCGACCTCATACACCGCCGCCTGCTCGCTGTGAGCCGCAGGACGCGCCAGGGGCACCGCGCGCTCGGCGCCGTTGAAGGCGCCCTTGCCTGCCTCGCCACCGCCGCCCACGAGGCGTTAGCGCTCTCCCTGGGGCCACCCTATGGCACAGGATGACGTGGCGGCACTAGAGCAGCGTGTTGCCGAGTCCATCGAGCGCATTGCCGCAGACGTTCGGGACGGGGCAAGCGCCGTTGATGATCGCCTCCGCAAGGTCGAGACGTGGATCGCGGTAGCTCAAGACCGTGAGGGACGATCGGGCCCCGTGCAGTTTGTGACGCTCGCCACCTACGCGGAGCACCGCCACGACCTCAAGCTATGGCAGGCCGGCGTAGACGAGGCGATGCGGAAAGTAGGCCACCGCATCGCCTATTGGTCAGGCGGGCTGGCCGCCCTCATCCTCGCAATGACGGTCCTGGCTAAGTTTGTGGGCTAGGATCGGGCGATGAGTCAGATCGAATACCTACGCCGCGAGGCCGAGGCGCTCCGCATCATCGCCGCGCGCCTCGACCGCATCGCTAGCCCGTCGCGCCGCTCGGCGTCTGCGGTCCGTACAGCCGCCGATCGCCTTGATGGTCTGGCGAACGACCTCGAAGACGCGCCCCCTTGGGGCTCCGAGTTCTTCACGCTGGAGGAGCTGTCGTGCACGTCCCAGCGTCTGCCGAATGACCCCTGCCTCATCACGCGCCAGGAGCTTGCAGAACTATGCCGCGTCATCCTTGATCCGCTGCGGCGCCACCTGGGCAAGCCCATCACCGTGACGAGCGGCTACCGCAGCCAGACCGTGAACGCCGCTGTCGGCGGCGCCCCGAGGTCGGACCACGTCAAGGGGCGTGCGGCCGATATCAAGGTAAAGGGGATGACCGCCCTCGACCTCGCCGCCGCCGTCGTGGCGATACAGTTGCCCTTCCGGCAGTTGATCACCTACGACGACAAGGGGCACGTTCACGTGTCCTACTACGGCACCGGGACGCCGAAGGGTCAGCAGTTGCGGCACGTCGGCGGCACCTATGAGCGGTGGGACCACAGCAAGTGAGCTGCTGGACCGCCGGCCATCGCCCAGCCCTTGAGCATGGCGTGCTGCGCTGCCGCGACTGTGGGCGCCGCGTCCTCACCCGCTCCGAGGTGCCGCCGTGGGTGACGGTGGCCCAGGTGCTAGTCCTCGCCGCCGTCGTGCGCCTCGCGCTGTCGGTGTGGTGCTAGTACGTTAGTATGCCCAATGCCGATGAACTCAAACCGCATCCGCCTCTCTCTCGCCGGCCTCGTCGTGCTCGCCTTGGCTGGCCTGCTCATCGCCTACACTGACGCGACGTGGGAGGAGATCAAGCCACTTGTCGACCGCGCCGAGGGGCTCATTATCGCCCTCATCGGCGCCGACTCGTGGAAGCGTCTAGGCGA